TTTCTGCCGGACTCGGAAATCGGCGAAGGTCTCACCAATCTCGATTACGCCTATATCGCAGCGGAACTCGGTAAGTACTCGCTGGCTTCTGAAACGCTGAACTGCAGCGCCCCGGACACAGGCACCGGGACCGCCTCTAAGTTATCGCCGGCGATCGGGTATTTGCCGAAGATATAGCCGCCCTCGTTGCCGCCCGTTGTGCCCAGTTGGCCGGTAGCCAGCTTGGCCGCGTTTCTGGCGATAATCTCCTCACGATCCACTAAGGTTTGCCAGAAGGCCGCCAAGTCGCCCACGTCGAAAAGGACTCTGGCGCATGACAGCCGAATACGACCGTCCATGACGACCTCGGGACTTTCCCAATACATATTATCAAAGGGCTGCGTTGTATCGCCCTCCCACTCATATACTACATTGTCGTAAGCCATTATTCCTCAATCTCCACTTGTAAATTGAAGTAAAGAATGTCGGTTTTAGGATCGACGTAAACCGCCGTTGCTGCCAGCTCCACCTTTGAAACAGATCCGTTTTGCATGTTGATGATAACCCCGCCCACGTCGCCGGACTTGTTATAAAATGCAAAATACCGGCTATCGTGAAAGGCGCCGATAAATGTTTCCGGGTGCAGCGCCGCCCAGTCTTTCTTTGTGTAGGCCTTTTTGGTTATTACCCGTCCAGATCCACCCGAAACGAAATAAAGCCCGTCATTAGATGGAAAGGCAATACCGCCCTCGAAAGCCACCAGGCCCCGGCTCGAAACACAGGGATGAGAGTCGGCAAAGCGAATCGGCGTCAGCACTCCGGGGTGATTGCCCTGGACGATGAACGGGTTTTGCTCGGTGCCGATAACCAGGGTATTGCCCAGGCCACCCATGGCCACAATCGGGAAATCGATAGGAAAAGAGTATTGCGGCGGCCAGGCGTGCGGATAGTTGGGCTCGGAGAAATAAAGCGTTTTACCGACGAAACCGGCCATAAACCGGCCAATGCTGGTCAAGCCCTGCATGCCGACTGGAGGCCCGTACCATGTAGACGACGGGATGATCGTGCCGCCGGCCGCCTCGGTGTCCGTCTTTTCGTCGGTGTAAACCGTGGTTGCCATGGCAACCGCGCCGATATAGTGATAGCTGCCGAAGGCATCGCCGGTCAAAATGCGATAAACTCGCTTAGTTGCGCCCGAATCGTATAAGATCGCCTTTTTGTATGCCCGCCAGGTGACCGTATTATCGACCGTATCGCCGTCAACGTCTGTCTCCCAGGTGGGCTCGCCGGTACCCGATACCCCGGCCACCACACACATATAGACATGGTTGGCGACGCCGCCGACCGGTACAACGTAGGTGCCGACCTCGTAATTTTGAGAGGCCGCCCAGGCTATCGATATTCCGGATAAATTGACCGTTTGCCCCTGCATAGCCGAAACTATGTTGCTGACCGGAGACGGCGGGCCTTCCTCGCCCCAGGAGGTAACTATCGTCCACTCATAGGCAATCGAGCGGGCATCGCCGGTACCGCCGGCGCCCAGGGCCGCCGTGCACGCCGCGTGCGGGATCGGTGTCTGGATAGGATAAAAATTGACCGGATAGGGCGGGGTGCCGGTCGTTGCCTCGGCCTGGTTGGTCTTTTTGGGTATCCCGATACCGGTGAAATAGCGCCGGTTGGTCGTGTCGTTGGCGATCGGACCGGGAATGATATGCACCTCGGCGGAAAACTCAAACCAGTACGTTTCTAAGTATTGGTAAATGGTTTTAATGAGGACATCTTGCTGCGCCAGGGTCGTGTCGAGGAGTTCTTTTTTCCAGGGCCGCAAAGATCCTTTCAGTAAATTGACGTTGGTGGCCGCCTTGGCCATGTAAGGCTCTAATAGATGAGGCTCAACGGCCGGCATCATGCCCTGAAAGGCGTCAATCGATATGAGCATAGGTGCATCTCCCGTTTTTCTTGATAAAAACCTTATTACCCGCGACCGACCTATTTAGCCGTCCGCAAAACTTAAACTCCGGCCAATACTGCGAGCATTTGTGACAACGTACCGGTATTGGGCTGGCCGAGCTCATTAGGTGTTGCCTCGCGTCCAGATCTTCCCGCCTGTCACGACACCGGCCAGGTTCTTTAGATGTTGCGCGTCATACGCCAGGCAATAAGCGTACACACCTTCAAGGTCTTGATCCAAAGTCCAGGTTTCCCCGCCGTTAGTACTTACCCAAATCTGAGAATCGTTCTCGGTACCCGCAAAGATCCAATGGTTGACCGGGTTGTAAAGTAGGGAATGTATCTTCGTTTGGGGGTCGCCTTCGAGGCTTAACTGTTTTTTCAGTACCCAGTTATCCCCGCCGTCGATGGAAGTCCATATCGCCCCGAGGTTGCCCGTTCCCGCGACAATCACGTCGTTGTAGGCGTCATAACACAGGGAAAGAACAGAATAGTTAGAATTGTTTTCGTCTCTAAGATCTTTTACAAAAGCCCAGGTGTAGCCGCCGTCCATGCTTTTCCATAAGTTCGCCCGGCTTGCGGTCCCTGCCCAAAGCGTGTTGCGACTGGAATCAAAACAAAAAGCGTAGACGTAGCCCTGGTCGGTGAAATCGTTTCTAATGCTCATCCCCAAGGCCCAGGTATCTCCGCCGTCGGTACTTCTTATAAAAACAGCGTCCGAACTTGCAGATCCTCCGACGATATTATGCGTGCTGGCATCGTAACCGAGGGCTTTAACGGTGTTTTCACCATAGCTGCTATCGCTTAGGTCGGTTTCCAGGGACCAGGTTGCCCCGCCGTCGTCGGAGATCCAAATTTGTCCGTCCGGGAAAGTGCCCGCTACCAGGATATCGTGATAAGCGTCATAAACCAGGCATCTAATGGCGGTCTGAGCCGGCGATTCGTCGCTAAGATCTTCTAACAGCGTCCAGCTATCGCCCTGATCGTCGCTTTTCCAGATCTGAGCGTCATTAGCCGTGCCGACAAAAAGGCGATCCCGGCTCGGATCGTAGGCGCTGGACTCAACAGCTAATTGAGAGGGGGATTCTAAGGATAGATCTTGCGCGAGTGCCCAGGTTTCCCCGATATCGTCGCTTTTCCAGATCTGGCCTTTTGAAAAAGAAGTTCCCGCGATAAGGATATCATTTGCTGAGTCGTGAACCAGCGTTTCGACAACTCCGACATCTCCGGAAACCTTTAAGTCTTTCTCGAAGGTCCATGTATCTCCGCCGTCGGCGCTTTTCCATATCTGGCCGTCCGGGTAGGTGCCTGCAAGGATAACCTCGTTTGTGGAATCATAGACCAAGGCCCTAAGATTGGTCTGAGCGGTTACCTCGTTGCTCAAATCCTTTTTAAGCGTCCAGTTCGCCCCGCCGTCGCCACTAACCCAAAGCTGAGCGTCGTTGGCCGTGCCGACCACCAAGATATCATTGGCAACGTCGTAACACATTTCGAGAACGAGGGTCTGAGCCGGCGTTTCTAAGCCGAAGTCATGGCCGCGAGCCCAAAACTTTCCGCCGTCGCTACTTTTCCAGATAAGAGAACCGGCGCCCGCAAAAAGAGTTGCACGGCTTGAATCATAAGCAAAACATTGGATCGTACCAATAAAGTTTTCGATATCCGACAAGTCGATTTTCATATTCCATGTTTCGCCGGCGTCGTCGGTAAGGTGAATCATGGCGTTGCTGTTGCCCGATCCCACTACGACGGTGTCATGGTATGTATCGATGCCGAAGGCGCTGGCGTAAAAGTCTGATGGAGAATGGTCGCTAAGATCATATTTTAAGGTCCATGTATCCCCGCCGTCGTCGCTTACCCATACTTGACCGTCGTAATAGGTGCCCGCGAATATCAAGCCCGAGGTCGGATCATAAGCGAGTGCGACTATGCGCTCCTGGGCGGGCGATTCGTTGCTTAGATCCTTTTTTAAAGTCCAGGTACCGCCGCCGTCATCACTAACCCAAAGCTGAGCGTCGTTGCCGGTCCCGATCACAAACACCTTGTTTACGGAATCGTAGCAGGCCGCGTAAATATAACTTTGAGCCGGGATTTCACCACTAAGCGAGTGCTGCAGGGTCCATGGATCACCAGGTATCAAGAGGTCATAGGTCCATCCGATATCTTCGTAAACCTCGATATCGCAAGGCGCCCCTGTGATAATGTCCCAATACGGATCGGTACCATTAAACGACTTCCACCATCTTACACAGCCTGCAGGGCTGTCTTGAAAAACCTTCTCGCCGGCATAAAGAGGCGTTAGAATCTCGTTGGGGTTATAGTCGATCGTCCTGTTGGCGCCGGCTTGGATGATCGAATTGTAATGATTGGCATGCGTGCTGGCATAAATCAAGGTGCCTTGTGGCCAGGAGGCCGGGGCCGTTGTACCGCCCTGGCTGCGAGCGATCGTCAAGAAATTGCCAAAAGACGAATTGGCGATATCGACCTTGACCAGCTCCCCGTTGACCGGTCCGCGCAACTTCAAATAGATGTCGGCGGGCGCGGTTAAAATGGCGCCATACTCGTTCAAGCTGACCTTCATCGTGGTATCCGCCGTTAATATCGATTTTGAAAGGTGCGCAACGGCTTTATGCGTGAGTCCAATAACCATAAGTCCCTCTTTAGGTTTGGGCGTTCATTTCCTGCCATACGGTCCCGGTGGTATGTTTCCACCATCGGCCGGTTACACTCTGAAAGACCTCCTCGCCAAAATATTCGGCTGCCAGGCTGCCGTCCGGATCTGAGGTAACCGTGCGATAATCGCCCTTTTGCAGAAACGAATTGAGCATGTTTCCGCTCATCGTGTGCATAAGGTGTGCGCCGGCGCCAAACGATTGCGGCGCGGTCGGGTGCCTGGTGACTGTGAGCTGATCGCCTGCCAGGGCTGTTACCGTGATCCATTCGGATTTTGAACCCTCGACGATAACCGCCTCGAACGTCTCGCCTGCGCCGATCGGTGGCAGGGTCGCACCGTCTCCGGACTCCAAAGTGATCGACGTGTCTCCGGTGCCGATAGCGGAGTCGAGCCAGCCTTCGCCGTTGTTGGAAAATTTAAAAGTCATGGTATCGTGTCCTTACAAAACTGCGGGTTTTGCCGCGTTGAAATCCTTTAAACTTCTTTTGCATGGCGTAAATCATCTTTGACTCGTACTGATCCAGGAAAATGCCCGCGCTTTTCAGATCGGTCCAGGGCATATCGAGAATTGACTTTAGCCGCCCCTTGGCGCCGTCGATAACCATCTGCCTGAAATTTTCCCACAAAAAGCCGGGGACCTCAGTGGCCGAGATCAAAGGCGCGAATATCGCCCATACTTTTAACCCGGAGGTTAAGTCCGCGTCCGGGGTGTAGACCAGGCGAATCTTTTTGTCGAAGGTGACAAAGTACCGCTCGGGGATATCGGTAGTCTTATCGCGCCAGTCGGTCCGGTCTTCCTGTGTGTCGTCTTCATCGAGGGCCGTCTCAGAGGTGGGATCGATCGTTTTGCCGTTGAAAGTCGCCCGGTCCACGCCGACAATGTCCGCCCCGCTGGTTGCCAGTTGGTACTCAGCCGTATCAGCGACGACGTTGATCGCGTCGAGCTGCCCGGTCCAGAGCATTGTCCGCTCGCAAAGATCCCGACAGATATTGACGATCTCGCGTCTGATGATAGGGTTGGGCGCCAGTTGGGCCGCCGGGATAACCTCGGGAAACCAATCATCGACGGATACGACTGGGACGCTTGCCGGGCTCGCCGGGGTGCCTGTGCCTGTGCCTGCCATATTGCTTGCCTCCTTATGCTACGACTTCAATATCCGGGTTGATGAAGTTAAAGCCGGTCTTTTGGCGCCAAAAATAATACGTGCCCGCGTCGAGGTAAAAGGTTATTTTGCCAAAGGCGTCGGTCTTGCCGTTGGCAATTATGACCTCGCCCGCCGAATCGGTCGACACCCATACATCCGCGTCGCCAATCGGGGCGCCTCCGACCGTACTGGTCAATGTATAATCCCAAACAATCGCGCCCGCACTCGCGCCCTCGCCGGTGAGCCAAGCGCCATCGCCGCGATCGCGAATCGCCTCTAAGCTATCGGTGCCCTCATCAAAAGTGGCGCCCTGAATCGCTGCCAGCAGCGCAGCTATGGCCGTCTCGGCGTTGGATATGGCCTCCAGGCTATCGGTACCGGTCAAAAAGCCCGCGCCCTTGATTGCCGTCATTTCAGCATTAAAGGTTGTTAGGGGCAGGCCCGCGGCCTCTCGAATACTGGTCTGGAATCTCCACCCGTCGTTACCGGTGATCTCGAAGTCATTGGCCGAGGCCGTGACTTTCTGATTCTTGAAAGTAATCCGGATCGAATCGCCCGCCGCATATCCGCTGGTAGTGTCGAAAACCTCATCATAATAGACCATGCCGGCGACCTCTAAGCAGGCCGCCGCGTTGACGATGGTAGTCCAGGAGGTCCCGCCGGCTGCCTTGCGATCGATGGTAATAGTTCCCGGATCGATTTCAGCCAGGGCCGGAAGATCATCAACTGTATTGATAAGCCCCAGGGCCAGGCGCACATCAACCGTATTGGCAAGATCGATTGATACGGGGATAACCGGCTGCACGTTCAAAATATCCGATACTGCGCCGCCGCCGCCGGTGATCCATGCAATATCGCCTCGGGTCCGTATGGCGTGCAGATCGTCGTTGCCCGCTGACCAGGAGGTGCCTTTGATGTCCGTTAAATGCCCGGACAATACCGAATGGGCTGCCGGTATGGCGTCGGTGATGGTCTTGATTGCATCGATAAGCAGATCCAGGCGCCCGCCGTTGATCCAGTCGGCATGCAGGGCAACCGCCGCGTTTATCTGGAATTGGTGAGAAAGCGTGCCTTCAATCGTGCCGACCGTAGCAGACAAATAAACCGTGTAATGCTTGCCGGCCTCATATCCGGTGGCCGCGTCGAGCTGAATCCTTAGCACATAAAAGCCGGTGGTATTGGTATCATCCAGCTTGGCCAGGCTGCCGTTTTCAATAGCAGTTCCCGTATCGTCCTCATAGACGCGATAACTCGGGACCGAGTCGGCATCGGTGGCCGCGCCGGTTGCCGGTGTATGAGTGTTGACCGGGATCGTTAAATAGTCATCAATATTCCAAGATCCAAGATACATGATATTACCTCACAATTTGCCCGCCAAATATTTCGGAATGAATACCGCCGCCCGATATGACGCCAGGCCCGGCGCCGCCGGCGTCACCGCGCCCAAGTGTCCAGTTTAGATTTTGAATGTTTCCAGCCCATCCGTTTCCATTTCCTTGCTGAAATCTCAGCTCGATTCGACAGCTATCAGAAAATCCTATGTTATAAGGTTTAAATCCTGCCGGGTTTCCATCCCACTCCCACCCGCTGCCGACATCATAATAACACCAATGTTTATTGTCGGTTGCATCCCTGCGGATTCTAAACTTTCCAGAAGTTTCGCTTGTAGTGATAGAAGAATAAACCAAGTTGTTATATCTTGCCTCAAACCTAGCAGTGGTGACTTTATACCAATCAACGGCGATAATATTTCTACCATCGGAGATTCTAGTTACATACATGCCGAGCCAGTTGCCGGCCGTCGCGCCGAGTGCATTTGTTACATTGAATTCAAAATTGACATCATATCCACCATCCGGCGACGTATAATCTGCTCTTAAAATTGATAATTCTACGGGATAAGACGGTGAGCCAGAACCAGAATTATAATCAAGCCGTGTGCCTGAAGTCACCGTCATCCAACTATTATCATTGCGATTGATAGACCAATCGTCGATGAAACTATCCATCCGCCAACCTTCCTACGCTCTCCGGTACTTATTCTCTTTTTGCTGTCTGAGGCCTAAGTCCTGCAAAAACCGTTGATAATAGACCTGACTCCTGGGTGTGTTGCCCGGCGTGTCTGAATCGTCGTCATAGGCCATGTAAACCATGCCGTTGATGATCGCCGCTGCAAAGGTGTCGTCGATCGGGATGATTGCCAGCTTGAAATCGTCATTAGAATCCCACAAGACCTGTGCCGGCATCGTGGTGATACGGGTTAATAACTGATTGTTTCCCGTGGAACGTGGGTAAATCATAAACTCGACTTTGCTTTCAGGCACCCTAAACCAGTGTTCGACTGTGTCTGAGGCCGCAACCGCCTCCCACCCGGGTAAAAGCGCTCTCATAACGTCGAGCGTCGTCTCGCGGATCGCGGCGCCCGGAGTCGCGCCGGTTGCTCCCATATTCATTACAACGTCGACGATCTCGACGGCGTCAGCCGGGCATACTTGCCGGGTGGATGGTGATAGCTGCCAGGAGCGCGATTCGGTGTGCGCCCTGGGCACCAGGTTGATGATCTCCTTGACGGCCAGGTGGAATAGATCAAGGAGGTCCTGCTCGCTGTATTCGTCGTTTGATTCATCGAGAATCTTGCGCTCTGCCATGTTGATACAATGGCCTACTGTGGTGGTCGGCATCGGGGTACCTCCTTTATGTCTTTTTCATCCCGGACAAATGAAAGGTCAAGGCATCGGCCGTGCCCGCGACGACTCGAATCGTCTCGGGATTTTTAGCCGCGATTGGAATGGTTACCCTGCCGTATCCGGCCAGGGGCTCCGCATAGGCAAGCCAGTCCTCGGCGCTGGCCGCGCCCGCTGCGTCGGTGTGCGCTACGCTAAAGTTTGCCGACGTGCCTGTGATATTGGTGATAACCAGGTTGGCGACGATCTCCGCGCCACTGGGTACCGCGTAAAGCTCGTTTTCCGACGTGCCGGTCGGTGCGACGGCTGCCAGGCGCCCGTATTCGATTGTCATGGTGTCAGCTCCTTATATGATCGATTGCCAGTATGCGCAGGCCTCCAGCTCCTCGAATTGGTGATGGAGGTGGTAGGGCTGAGAATATAGGCCGTCGTGGTTATGATTTATCGCCGAATAGAGCTCATCGTGCTGGTGTTTGATCGCCGCGTACAGCCCGGCATGGTCGTGAACAACAAGGGCGTACATGCCTTCGATATTAACAATCTCGGCATACACGCCCGAATGATTATGGCCTAAGACCGAGTAAAGAGTTGCATGATCGTGGCCCGCGCTGCTGGCTGCGACAACGAGTTGATCGTTGCCGCGAAGATAGTCCACCAATTCATAATAGGTGATAAAGCGCTGGTTGGTGTCCTGGTGTCGACCTTCGCGGATCTCAATGATAGTTTTTAAGGCGATAAGGACATTACGCAAATCAACGTCCTCGATAAGGACATCAGGTATCGCCGGGATCTCTGTTCCTGAGATAGTCATTGATCTCAAACCCCTCGATAGCCGGATCTTCTTCCGGCATCATTTTATCCAGCTTTTTAGCGAGCTCGCGCCTGACATCGATCGGCCAGCGCATAACCTTGTCGCGGTTCTCATCGATGTAGCCGCGATAGGCCTCCTCGCCCATGAACTTGAATTCTTTGACCTTGGCGACCTTTTCGTCCAGGGTCCAGTCGAAATCTGTCAATGGTACCTTATCCGGTACCGCCGTTAAGGCCTCTAAGGCGTCGCCCTGGTCGTTGGAGGGCGGCGTCGGATCGGACTTTTTGCGTAAGATATTGCGCGTCATAGGCTCCGGGGTGGCTCCGACCGGCCCGGCCAGGTTTTTCGGTGCCTTGTATTCGCGATAGCTTTCCTCTCCCATGGCCAATAACCGCCGACGGTGAGCGTCTCCGCCGACGAAACAAACACGATCGCCATTCGCGTTTTTGGTGAACCGATAGCGCACTTGCTCAAAATCGACGAAAGTGTCGCTGTCATCTGATCTTTTGATTAGACATTCGATAAACATAGGTTTCCTCTCCTGTTGTCGGGTGTGTCGGGTTATCGGGATGCCCCTGGGAGTGTGAAAAGGAGAAAAGCTATCGGTGACCGCCCGACACAATCACTTAAAGCGAAACTCGCTCCCAGGGGCAAGGTGGATCTTTACTCGCCGTACTCTTTGCCTCTAAAAAACACCGAGGCCTTAATTCGCCCGGTAGCCGCGCCGGTACCCGGAGCGGTTGTCACATGATACACAACGTAACGCTCCTTATCGACGGCGACTTCCAGGACCGCCCGCCGGGCCGCGTCCAGATTGTCCATGCGAGCAACCCCGGCGGCCTGGCCCAGGTCGCTGTCTTTAATCAGCTCAGAATTTGCCAGAGCCGCAACGGCGCCCATTTCCATCAGCGCCAGATCGCCCACAAGGGCCGTGCCGGTGTCCAGGTCGTCCATTTCCAGCCGAGCATCGACAATGATGCAGCCGGGCGGAATTCGGGTCAATGCTACGACATCCTCATCGGCCAGGGCGGCGGCAAGATCGTACTTGCCCTCGACGACGTGGAGCTCTCCCGCGCTGTGGATTCCAGGCGTGGGGTTTTGGCTTGCTGCTTGCGCACTCAAAAGTAATGCCATGATAATTCTCCTTATAAAATTAACGTTAACGGTTATCGCCGGATCTTACGGGCCTGCTATGTGATTAAGCGGGCTGCTTAGCGGCGGTGTCGATGACGTACATCCCAAAATCCTTGCCGTTGAAAGTTACCTTTTTCACGGCGAAAATCGAGGACGTGGTGATGATTGCCTGGTTGCCGTTGTCTCGGCTTTCTTCATGCCAGGAAAAACGCAGCCCGGTACCGGCCGTACCAAAAGCCAGGACCATGGCTTGCTCACCCATAAAAAGGGCGCGAGCTGCCAGAACGTCATTGCCTGAGCCATAATCGCTAAACCGAATAACGCTCTCATGTTCGTGCAAAACGACGTTGTTATACATCCCCAGGGTGCCCTTGAAGATCGGGCTTTTGCGGCCCTCAGCGCCCGCAGCTGCTTTCTGCAGATCCAGCCATTGACCGGCTGCCGAGGCGGTGCGCACGTCAAAAACCTGCCAGGGATTCATCAAAACAACGAAATGACGCTCGCCGTTAATGAGAATGGGCTGAATTTTCGGCGTTTGGGTGTTGCCGTCGGTACCGGCTCCGCCGCCGCCCGATCCTCCGCCCATCATGGCCGCAACCGCAACGGCTTTATCGATCTCCGTTAGGGTCATTTTGTCGTCGGCGTCAAGCGTGGCCTTGGTTGTGCCGCCTGCATAAGCGATATGCTCGGCGTCCGGGGCGGTAAACGGGTTGTTTGCAAACCCGCTGTAAGTGGTGGGGTAAATGAAATCCGCGTTGATACCGCGAGCGCCTGAACCGTACATAAAAATCAGTTCATCAAAAGCACGCTGCCACCAGTCAGAAGACCGGCGCCTTGCGGTTTTTCTCAAAGAGTGAATCGTTCGCTTGCGGGTCATTCTGCCACCCGCATTGACACCGCCTCGCATCTGATCGATGTAGATACCGTCGGTGTAAAACTTCAGATCTTCCTCTTTATTTTCGAGGATATCGTCTCCCTCAACCGGCTGCATTTTGAGCTGCATGCTCAAATCAAAGGAAATGTATTCGCCGGCGTCGGTTTCCAGGTCCGTGAGCTGCTGGATCGGCATGGAGCTTTCTTCGCCCTCGCCCATGAACTTTTTGCTCCAGTAACTCTTTTTTGCAACGTCCACCGCCATAAAGGCGGAGTATTTTTTTACTGCTTTTGGATCATTAAGGCCTACGATTGTTCGTGCCATGGTTGTACCTCCTCAACTATTTTAGTTTTAGTTAACAGTTCATTTACAAAGTTGTTAATGCCACATTAACAACTGCCTTACCTGGGGCGTCCTGCCCTAATCCCCAATGCCAGCTATGATTGAACTGGTCGGCTATGATTGAACCGACGGGGTACAACTATCTAACTACACAAGCGCCTAAGCGCGTTCGTCTTCTATCTTGGTCGCGTGCGACTCGGTTTCCTCGGGTACCGTTGTATTCAGTGAATCTACGCCCTTTCGTAATGGCCCCGATCCATCCTCTTTAAACATCGGATAGCAAGGGTCCGGCCGGGGGACGGGCTCTTTTTCCCTTAAAACATCAATGGCCAGCTCCAGCAACTTTAGAGCGGTCCTTCTATCGCGGTCGGTCATCGGATAAACCGGAGGGCCTGGCATAATCATTTTGCCTGGCTGAACCAGCGTATTTAATGCCTCAATATAAGCCTTGTTTTTTTCGACCTCTGAGTCATATTCAATCGGGTTTTCGTCTTTTTCGATCATTGGGCACCTTCCTTGTTTTTTGCGTCTTAACTATTTTCAGGTCCGGATCGGCGTCGATCGTCACGCGGATCTTGGAGGCCGTCTTGCGCTGAACGGAAAAAATGATCTCCATTTTGGCCAGCGAGCACGCCTCATGCCTACAAGTAATAGAAAGAACGTCGTTATCGGTTAAATCAGTGTGAAATGGCATCCGACTCCGCTCGGCCCTTGTGATAGATCTGTGGATTGCGCTTTGTACCGTCCGGACTCTCGATATGATCTACCATCCAGGGGTTTTCGCTGTCGATGGAGCTGTCTCCATACAGGATACCGTCAAACTCCAGATAAGTCGCCATTCGATCGATGATCGGCAAAATATAACTGTCATTGTTATTTTGGGCGCGGGTCATACACGCGATCTTGCTGACATCGCAAACCACATACGACCGGGTCCAGGCCTCATCGATCCAGTCGTCACGGCGCGAGGAGGTCACACTGCAGGCGTCTAAGACAACCTGGTCATGGCCTGCCAAAAACAATGAGCGCACAAACACCTTGGCCATGGCCCATACCATCGGCTCGGCTAACGGCTCGTATCTTTGGCCGTGCAGCGCTATCCGGATCTGATTGGGACACACGATCGGGTGCTTGAAACTGCGGGCAATCGTGCTTTTTCCCGAATAAGGCAGGCCAACCATTAAAATCAAATTGCTCATGTTGCCGCCTCATATCGCAACCGCTGCGCGTCTGACAGGTTGATAATGGCCTTTTCGTAGGCCTCTCCATCCAGTTTGTCGAGCCACTCGAATTCACCGACGCCGTCGTCGATTTCGGCGGTCGGCTTGCCGCCCAGGGTTTCCGGAGGCGTTTTGCCGGCCTCTTTGGCCTTGGCCGCTTTCAGGGCCTCTTTTTTCTTTTGCTCCTCGGCCTCCGCCGGCCTGGTGGGAGAAAACCGCGCTGCGACTTCCTCGCGGGCTTTGGCGAGAAGATCGGTCCCGGGCATGACGGCGCCCTCATCGGTTGCCATTATCCGGTTGACCGTCGCCGCGAAGGCTGCGTAAACGACATCATCGTCATTGATCCAGGCGTTTGCCTCGGAGCTCAAAAAGGTTTCCTGCTCGTATTCCCAACGAGTCTCAACGCTCTCGGTGGTAAATTGCTTGGCCATATCATCTTGCCATAGCTTTTGTTTGAGCTCGTCGCGGGCGTCTAAATACTCATCATAATCAATGGCGCCCTCTTGAAAGTCCTTTTTCGCTTTCTCCAGGCCCTTGGTGATTGCGCCCCTTTCCTCCTCGGTCAAACCGCGCATAATTGGAGGCGGGGCCGTGTCAGGGACGATCTTGACCGGCGTTTTATCCGTTTCCGGATCTGCTGCCGCCTCCGGCTTTTTGTCTTTGGCCGCGGGCTCGGCCTCGGCCTCTTTCTCGGCCTCGGCTGCTTTTTCTGCCTTGCGGTCCTCGTCGGCTGCCTTGGCATCGGCCGCCTCTTTTTCGGCCCTTTCCCTGGCCTGCGCCCTGGTGTCGGCATCATTTTCGATCGCGTCGGTTGCCGGGCCGTCTAAGTCGACATCTTCTTCCAGGGCCGCTTTTTCCTCCGGGCTCAAAAGATCAACGTCGTTGAATTCCTCGGGCTTATCAAAATCCACCCGGATCGCTTTTTTGTCTGAAATAGCTATCTTGTCTGGCATCGGGCTATACTCCTGTATAGTTGGGGGTTAATAGTTATCGGCCTCGTCCATGGCGTTTTTGGTCGACTTGTTTTTGGCTCTCATCGTGCCGGCCACACTTTCAGGCTCGACAAAACCGGGATCGCGATAATGAGCACTACCTTTTTTTAGTTTTTTTCGTTTTGGCGACATTTCTTTTCGGCCCCTTAGCAGTTCGAGCGCTTTTGTTACCAGTCCCATTAGAATTCTCCTTGTTTTTTTGGGTTAATGACATTTGCTTGCGGTCCTTATCCTTGCTCTCGACATCCTTGTCTTTGCCCTCGATCCCTGCCAGGACCTTGGCCCGCTCAATTTTAATCTTCTCGGCCTTATCCTCGGCGTCGGTTCGCGCAATCGCATAATCAAGACGGGCTTTGGCATCGATCGCGTCCGCCTCGGCCTCCAGCTTATCGACCTCGGGCGCGGTCTTTTCCTCGATCGCCTTGGCCTCGAATTTCAGTTTCTCAGACTCCCACCGGGCCTTTTCGATCATCAATTCCTCAAGGAAATCCTTGATCTGCTGCGCCTTTTCGGCTGCTGCCGCCTCGGCCTGTTGCTCGGCAATGACTTCGGGATCTTCCGGATCGCGGAACGGATCGGACTGGCCGTTTAGTTTTCTTATCCGCTCGACAAAGGCGTCCTTACTGGGGATGTCAGACAGATCGACAACTAAGTCTAAAATTTGCAGGGTCACCTCGGGCGGGATCTTGGTCGTAAGCTCCATCATGGCGTCAAACATGGCCTGGCGGACCGTCGCGGTATGGGCCTGCTCATCGACGGCAAAGTCGCCCTGGGTTTCAGTGATATCGTTTACCTTTTGGCCGTCCGGGCCTGGGGCGTTAATCTGAACGAACTCGGGCAGGCCTTTGGCGCCGGTTATGCGGATCTCTTTTTCATCACTCCAAAACTGCTCCATTAATGACAGCTTAATCTCGCCTGCGAGCTGGAAGGCTAAGCGGTAATTATCGAACATGGCGGCCGTGACAACGGTACCCATTTCATAGCGCTGGCTGATAGCCTTGCCGGATACCGCGTTTGTTTGCCTGCCCATCATTTCGTCATTTACCCCGGCGGTGCGCTCGATATATTCCGCGTCCTGGCCCATCAACATGACGTGTTCTTCGACTAATTTCGTCTCTTTGTTGATAATGACCTCGCTGCCGCGCTTTTTGAGGATAAGCCCGTCGGGCCGGTCCAGCTCCTCTTTAAAATCGTCCCAGTCGTCGGTAGCGTCGTCGTCGGCAATGGTCTGATTGGTCTGCAGGATGAAAAGGGCCTTGCTGCGTCGTTTGTTGAGGTCCTCCTGGGGATCGCGGAGCTGGCGGATCAACCCATAGGGCGTGTTATCCGACTTTTTGCGGTAACAGATGATCGGCACAAAGGGGAATCGATTATGGTTATAGGGGCTCTCCTGGTTGGCCAGGGCGCCCGACGAGCAAAACAGCATGCAATAAATCTGCATCCGAATTGCATCATAAAGGCTGGCATATCCGCCGTTGACAAGATAATTGTGGTTTTCGTCGGCTTTGTCGAACCGCACACCGTTTAAGGTGCCGAGCTCCGGACCTCTCATAATCTTGGCCCGCATAGGCAAACGATACCAGCCCTCGACTAAACGCACGCGAGAACGGAAGTACGGAGTATCGACGCCGTGCCACTGGTCCAGGAGAAACCCTTGCTCGCCTTCGACCGGCTCGATATCCAGGCCGGTCATTTCCTCGTCGTGATAAGAATGATCGTTGACCGCCGCCGCCTTAATGATATGGGCGCGGTTCGGAAACATCGCGCAGCCGACATCCAGGTCAACAAATTTCGAGCGGAAAAGATAGCGGGCGTCGGAATAATCCAGCTCATTGGCCAGGGAATCATACCAAATGTTGCGCCAATCCTCGAAACGGCTAAAGATCCTCTCGTCGCTTTCGTCAGACCTAACACCATATTCGAGCCAGCCGATACCGCACTTGGAGGAATCCTCGAAAGCACGCGAGCGCTGGAAGGCCTCTTTGTTGACATCAGACAAATATTTCATGCCCTTGGTTTTCGTCTCCGCGTTGGGACCGTGCTCTTTTTTCCTTGGCAGGATCTTATAGTCAATGCGGGTGCGCTTTTCGGTACCCAGTACCCAGTCACAAGCGGGCTTGATCTGATTGAAAACAAGGGCCTTTTGGCCGCGATCTTTGAGCTCGGCCTCGTCGTCCTCGTCCCATTGTTTGCCGTCATAGAATTTGTGATCGGTCATTTGCTCGGTCCGCGCCGAGGCCTGCAGTTGCCTTTCGCGATACCACCAGTTTGTAAGCCGTCTAAGGTTTTTCATAACCTCCGGGCCGTCTAAATATTTATCCTCTTTCGGGCCTGGTAACTTTAGATCCTCAAGCTCCTCTTGCTCGGTGATCCCCAACGATATCCGCTCATCAAACCGATGAATCTCTATGTTTTCAAACGACATAACTTTACCTCTCCGGGCAGATGCCCTCGTAAATCAAGTCGATATCACGCCAAGTATGGATCATATCGGCCAGGAAATCCGGATAGACGCCGCTCCAAAAATTGATTAAACCAGCTTTGTACCAATGCTTTGCGGTCAGCTCGGAGCACACCCCCGGGCCGATCGCCAGGTACTTGGCCAATGGCGGGCACAGCAAAAATAATACAAGACGGTGACCGGCATACCACGTGCCCTCATGGTGTTTCAGTTTATTCCAGCCCAGGTTAAACAAAAGCGGTGTCATCTTTTTGTGGCGCCCAACTATGATCTTTTTGTCCTGGTATGCCGCAAATAGGTTTTGGCGCCCGTTTTTCCACAGGGCCTCGAACGTCGTGCCGGCGGAATTGAGTATCAAACCGGAATGGGAATACTCGGACCGGCCGTCCATGCTGATAAATTTCTGCACCCGGTTGATCGCCCGGCCGAGCATCATAGGGTTTTGCGTGCAAAATATGTCACCCGCTGCCAATATCATTTTGGATCAAACTCAATATGAATGTGATTAAATTCATCCACGACATCGAAGTCTTTGCCGAGGACCTGTTTGATTTCAGATACGCTCACGCCCAGGGGCCGGATATCGAAGGCCTGGCCGATATAGTGCATTGAACCGGCGCCATGGTTGCCGTCGCGGATCGATGTGCAAAAAACATCCTTGCCCTTATCTTCGTACAGGTCCGCCACGCGCCCGAATCCCTTTTGAGCTGCGATACACAGATCCCCAATAACGCCGCGCTTTAGCCAGACCGTCACTCGGTTACCTCCGTCATTACCGTAGTGCCCTCGATGGTCATTTTAGCCTCGCCAATCACCTTTTTGGGTGCGACCGGGGCCGGAGGCATGTCTTTGAGTTGCTCGATAGCGTCCTGGATGAGCCAGGCGGTTTCGGCCAGTTGTCGCGAGTTCGGCATGCCCAGGTCAAACAGCTCGTAAAGATCAAGGCATTTGTGCATCATAAAAGACTCGAACGTCCGGGGCATTTTTTCCGTTAGCCTTTCGTAATGGTCCTCTGAAAACGTCCATATCTGATCGAGCATAATGATATAGCGCTTATCCTGGTTGGCCGATCGCGGTACCGCCGGCTTTAGTGCAATCGCCGGCTTTTTGTCGTAGTAGCAAAGCTCCGCTGCTATTTGTCCCATGGTTGATATCTCCTTGGTGCAATGGCCTGCATCGTCGGGAAAGGAATTTTTCGACCGCGAGCCTGTTTACCTGCCAGGCCACGCGGCCGGTGAAAGTAAACTGCATTTTACTTGGGGCCGAATCCGGTCCCCATCGGCGGGGGCAGATAATAGCGCACGCCAAAAGGCACAGGGGCAACGGCTGGATCGTCTGACCAGCCGATAGCTGAATTTGATACTTTTTCGATAGTCCCTCCGATATCGACCAGCCGATAGGTTTCCAGGCCGAATAGAAATATACCCTCCTCGGCCAGGGTGACGGTGTATTCGAGTTCCGGTCCTTGCCACAGCTTAACGGCTGAGAGCTTGTCGCTTTCGGGCGCCTGGTAGATAGCGTACTCGATCGATTCGCCCGCGTTTACCGGCGCGGTGGCATCCCATCCCAGGGTGATTTTGTTGGCAATTTTGTACTCGATTGCGCTGGCGTTTGTATGGAAAATTACCACCAGCGCTAAAGCTACGAAAACACACAACATATTTCTTGGAAAGTTTACATTTTTCATACGGCCATTGCTCCTCTGTTGCGGCGTTTCCATTTGCCGCTTTTGGGTTTGAGTTTGTTGTTGCCGACAATGCGCACCATGACGTACTGGAAAGCATCGTGAATATGAGAAAAACGGTTTTTGTCGGGCTTATCCATGTAAATTCCGGTATTGCTGCCCACCTCTTTGTAATGATAGCCGCCCATAAAACCGTTGATGAGACGCACACAGGAAGGATCGATTAGAAGGCCGTCGATGATCGCGAGCTGATCGTCAACCGAATTGTAGCGAGCTGCAGGGTTTTGCTCGCTCGATTGCACATCAACGCCATTTTCGCGCATTAGCCTGGCGTTGGAGGTCCAGCCGCCCTCTTTCGTGCTGTATTTCTGTTCGCCAGCCGGATCGCCCCAGTCAATCCACTCGGCGCCCGGAAAAGCCATGTTGCATTGGTGAACCGCGTACTTTGTAAACTGCACGATGTTCATTTTGTCCTGGTTAATCTCCTTGAAGACGTGCACGACGCGAGGCGCCGGGCAGCCGACCACAATGCAGGCGGGAATGTTGCCGCTGTTATCCCATCCCCGGATCAAGGGAATTCCGCCCCATATCAATGATTCTTTGCCAACATGATAGCCGCGCCTGAAATTGTTATAGACCAGCTTGCCCACGACAATGACGCCGGGCTTGCCTTCAACGTACATTTCCAGCCAGTCGAGGTGATCCTTGTAATCGGCAATTAGGTCATCGTAATAGCCGGCGCGAAGGTTGGCCTCGTTCTCCCTGGGGGGCTGCCAAAAGCCGTAATGGTTTTTAAGGGGTTCTTTCTCCGGGATCGGGCCGGGCACGTCGGTTAGCCATTTGAATTCGTGATAGGTTTCGTGCTCGACATCCGGCGGGTTGGTTGTCTCAATACCGAATCGTGGGGTTTTAAAGCTGTTTTGCTCGGTGCCGTCGGGCAGGGTTTTGGTTTCGTAAAGGTGTGCGGGAACGTGATGGAACTTTGCGCGGTACCAATTCTCGGCCTGCTTGGCAGATGGATAGCGGCCGATACGGGTCTTTAATATCCGCTTGATATCGCCGGCCACCTCGATAGACTCATCGATCCAATAGCCGGTGACCTCCAGGGACTTGAACTTTTTAAGATCTTGAATTCGATCGCACGAACGAAAAAGGAGCTCGACCTCAAAGGGGCCGAGCTCCTCATCTTCATGGACCAGCGTATAGATTTTACGCTGCTTTTGATATTTGCCCCATCCGAACCATTCAAAAACGGTCGCCTGGGTTGTATCGATTAATTCATCATACGTGTTACGGACAATTACCCACTTGGATTTTTTATATCCCCATTCGCGAGCCAGATGCTCCGGGAGGTATCGGCAAATATCCCAAGTGGCGCCCGTTGTTTTGCCTGAGCCGACCGGCCCGACGATGCCGCGCACCTGACCAGGGTGAGTATGGAAAGCGTCAATCGTCGGTACCGGTCGGTACTCAATTTCATCGTACTCTATCGCCGTCTCTGCCGCAAGGGACATAGTTGGGGGCCTGGGCCATGCGCTAACCTCCTGGTGTAGTTTGGACCGGCCTCCTGGCCTGTCAGATGCAATTTAAGCGACGATCTTTTATCGTATGTGAACCGTGCAGCCGTCATATACGCCGATTTTACCGGCGAATATGGGGTTTACCCTCATCTTTCTGTAAGTTAGGCGTTCTTCGGCCCCACTAAGTAGCGTATTTCCGCTTATCGGAGTGGCCTGCAGGGCATCGACCACGTCAATCCATACCCATTGGGCGCCTGGGACCGGCGGCGCGAGCGCTTTGGCGACGGCTGCCGGCGCTATTGCGCACGCGGCCATAGAAAAAGCAAGGTGTTTTAGAAATTTGCGCCGTGTAAAAGCCATTGGTTCTTTTAAAAAAGCGATGGTTTTTTGTAAAAGGCCCCGGGCTTTTTAAAATAGTATCGGTTAGTTTAGTTTCAATCCTCGCCCTCCCGATGAGAGCGACGTGTATTCCCGAGGCCTTTCACAAACTGTTATTATTCTAAGCCTTTCGGCTGATAATGTCTAAGACTTTAGACCTACGCATATTGAGCTCGCGCTGAAATCTCGCGGTGTAGGCTATTGTGCCATAGTTCTTATTGTCGAACTTCGGGCGGCGGGCTCCTACCATGTATTGATAGGCGTCGTCAATATGGGAAAAACGGTCCCGGACGGGTATGTCCCACGAGCCCATTAGCTGTTTTTCCCACAAGTCCCTATCGGACTCGCCGGCCAGATCCACCCCCACCCAGGTCCCCGTAGACTCCAAATTTTTGAACTTTTTGGGGTCCAGGGTCGTCGCCTGCCTCCCCATGGGGTCGATGCTCACCCACGCAGCGGGCAAAACTGCTGCTAAAAAACTAAGAAACTTTCGCCGCGTTATCATCTTGCCATTCATCCTCGGATAAACCCGAATAAAGGGGCTTTTTATATTCCGGGGCCACGTACTTGATCGGCATGCCGCCGCCTTTCTCATCGTCAAGAGAAAAGGCCTGTCTTTCCAGAGGTATAGCCTGAGAAAGAACCCCTGAAACCACCCGCATACTATCCAGCCTGGCTTTTGACAGGGCCGCAACAAGCGCCGCTTGGTGTTTTGTACGCTTTTTTTTTAATGATTCTGAGGATATAACTGCCATTTCCCGGATTTCTTCAAGTGTTGCACCCACAATGTCTAAAAGTTCAGCTATCAAAACCCTGTGACGCCTTACAACCGTAACGCCGCGCTTGGCGGCGGACTCGATAATCTCGGAGGCCTCCAGGGGTGCAACACCAGCCGCAACACCTTCATCCTCTAAAAGCTGGCTTTCGACCTCCTTGCGGACCTGTTCTACCAGGCTGCCACGCTTGCCCCATTTCATGCGCTCGGCCTTGGAGGTGATCGCCTGCCGCGAGGGGCCATACGTTCGTGCAATATCCGAAACGGATAGCTGTCCGGAAAGCCATTCTTGTTTGACAATATCCCAAACGTCGTCCTTGTATCCCGGTGAATCGCCCATAATTATTCAGCATTTATCATAGGTTGGGGCGGAATGAAAGAATGATCGTGATTTCGGTACAATGCGGCTATTCTTTCATCCACTCGGGCAATAACAACAGCCTGGGCATTGGTTATGGCTGCGATGGTATCTAATTTCTTATCGATTTCGCGCTGAACCCTTACAAGTTCAATATTTACAGCTCTTTGGCACGTTGCCTGGTTGGCCTTACAATAGGTCTGAAACTCTTTAACCAGCTTGGCCATATCGATAGCGATGTCCTCTTTATTCGGCTGACTTTTATTTGCAACTTCCATTTCGGCAACCTTTTTAGCGAGTTCAGGGATCTTGTACCGAACAACAGCCACCAGCAGCCCCAGGGCGGTTATGGTAGCTGCCACAACGCTCCAATTCCCGAGCACGTGCTTGACCACGTTATCCATGGTTAAACCTCTCTCGTTATTGGGGATAATGTTGTGGGGTATTCTTTGGGAGTGCGGGCAGTGATATCCTTGGACGTCCTGCCCTTTAGGAATGGAATTGGACCTAACCTTTGAAAGCCGCGTGATGATTTCCCAGAGACGTACCGCAATTCCTATCATCGAACTGTGTCCAATTCTTTAGATATGGTACTTGGCCGGGCGTGTATCTGTCAAGATATACTAATTTAATCTGATTTAGCGACTAAATTTATCTCAATGGGGTGTTTTGGGCACTTTGACAACCTCGATTCGATCCATTTGGATCATCTTAGCATAATTTTGCATGCCTTTGATAGAATTTAAAATATGCTCCCGGCGCCTTATCGCCTCGGCATGGTCCATTACGCTTTCGTCGAAAGAGATCAGCGCCAGGATAAACGACTCGATTGCTGAGATCATTTCCGGCGGGTCCAGCTTGGTTAGCTCCCGGGCCTGGGCCATATCCTCGGAGGTTAAAAACGCTACCAAAACGTTTAGGTGATAAGTCCATCTTTCCCGGCTCCAGTGAATTGGGTGCTCGATTATTGCGCTCATACCCTTAATCATTGATTTACCCTCCTAATTGGCCGATACGAGCGGGGCCTTGCTCAGCTTTACCGGTATCAGCGCTGCAGAATTCAGATACTCAAATAGCCCCAGGGCGCTAAGCAACTCCGCCCTGCGTTTCAGATATTCGTCAATATCGTATTGCCCTACAACCATGGCCTTTGGGTCCGCGATATTGATTAGCCGGAAGATAAAGCTCTCGATTGCTTGGACAAACGTTCGTTCGTCCAGCGTCGAAAAGGGCACGGAGGCCTCGACCGTCCGATAGACCAGCAGGATTAAAAAACTGGGCAATGTGTTTGCGAGTTTCAACTGATTTTCCTCGTCGTCATATTTCACGGCCTGGACCTCCTTAAAGGATATGTCTTAGATCGATCGGGACTCCGGGCTGCAGCTGCTCTTTGAGCTCTGCGTCAAACTGGGTTGCATTATCATCATTATGGACCGCTAATCGATGAATAAACACCTTACAACGCACTCCGCCCTCGGTCACACCTTCCCATAACCGGACCGGGACGCCCTCGATCTGTGTTAGGGTTTCCGTCGACTCGATTGTAATTTTCATCTAAACCTCTCAAATGCCTGCATAAAACTATCGTCAAACTCCGAGCTGTCGACAAAGGTGGCCTGGGTTGGCAGGCGCTCATTACCGCTGCCACGAACGGGCCGCCCCAAAGGATAGCGCTGTTTGATATCCGCGTGCAAGCGGATCAGCTCGGTATATCTCATCTGCCGGCGCGGTTTCCCGTACAGGCGAAAAAGCTCGGTGTTAATGTCCCTGGGCTGCATGCGATTGGCAAAGGCAAACCGCCGAATATGCCCCTCGATGTCGCGCAAGACAGATTCCTCGCGCTGTTTGGGTGTTGCCGCCTGGCTGTTTAGTTGGGCCTCGCGCTGCCGGGTGGCTGCAGATCCTAACGGGATGATGCGCGGGCGCTTTTTGCCATGGCCCTTTTCCAGGACCTTGTTTTTGTAATCGCTGCCGATAGCGCTGCGCAACTGTTCGCGCTCGATCTCGTCGACGATCTCGCGCATTAAAATGTCATCCGGGGCGAAAATATAGGCGACCTGGTTTTCCCAAGAGCCCGCGGCCCGATTAATCCGGACCGCCCGGGCGAAACATTGCTCGATCCAGGGCTTTGAGCGGATATGGGTCAAACATGCGATATGGGAAACCTCGGGCACGTCTAAGCCCTCGTAGGCCATGGCGATGGTGACCAGCAAATTGATATTGCCGATCTTGAATTGCTCGATCTGCTCGACGGCCTCATCACTATCATGGGAGGTAGCCAGGCCTACCGCATAGCCGTTATCATCTAAGACTTTGAAATGCCGGCGGGCCTCGGTGATCCCGGCGGTCACAATCAGCATCTTGGCCGTGGGTACCGCTTTTAGGTATTTCATGTAATGGTTTAAGGTCAGGGCCAACAGGTCGTTGGCGAATTCGGTTGCCAGGGCGGCGTATAGAGCCGCGCCTTTTTCCTTGGGCATGACGTTATAAAAACTCTCCGCGTTGATCGTGTCGCCGGCGGCCGTCTCCCAGGAGCTCCGCCCATCGGAAAACACGAAATGGATCGGCAAAATAGCGCGATCCTCCAGGGCGGCCGCCCGCTCATATTGAATGATCGCCGTATCAGAATCCCCAGTTAGGACCGGCCGGGTCCCGAACCGATAGCCCGAGTCGTTATAATCGATATAGGCGATCTTGCGCATATCGCCGCGCTCTAAAGTGCCTGTCATCAAAATTTTATACCGTGCGGCCGCGACGATCGGCGCTAGGGCCCGGTGCCATTCGCCGTTTAAATCCAGATGGTGAAATTCGTCCAGGATGATCGCAAAGCGATGATTTTTCACAGCTTTAAGCACGCTGCCGGTGTCAACTGCAAGGGCCTGGTAGGTGGTTATAAACCCATCCAAGCCCCTGCAGGGGTCGGGCTCATTGGTGGATGCTCGGATACTGAGATTATGGGTAAACATGGAGCGGAAAAACGGGTCAATAAAGTTTCGCTCCCCTTGGACCTGCAGGGCCATGCGCGGGCACACCCATAGGATCTTATCGACCAGGCCGGCGCGGATCAGCTTACCGGTGATGATAGGCAGGGCCGATTTACCGCCGCCCGGGGTGACCTTGCAGAGAATTGTCGAAACTGAACACCGATCAGTGATGATGCTATCAATCACTGATTCAAATTCAATTTGATGCTGCCGTTTCAAACGACCTCCCAGTCTTCAGAAAATAGCTCGATCATGGTTTCCTTCCAGGGCACCTTACCATGCCTGCTCGTAACGTACAGGTAGGGCGCTGTCATCGCCTTGGCATTAAAGGGCCGTTCTGGATAGCAGGCCTTGATTAATACATCGTGCGACCAATGGGGCAGGCGCATGCACTTGCCTCTTTTCACTTGCTCGAAAGCGTCTCCAAATGTCACGGTTTGACCTCCTTTAAGGAAATTTCCTTTTAGAATTTAACATACTTTCCCCACTGGAAAGCTCTGAGATTATTAGATTAA